TGGTAGGATCTATAAAACTCTACTCACCCTCTTAGAAATCCTACAAAGAATTGAGATGAAGCTCGATCAGATTTTAACTAAAAAATAACGCTTACTTGGAGGTAAGAACATGAATATTGAAGCAGCCCTAATGGAGAAGATTAAAGCCTTTGAAGATTGCAAGAATCAATTGGCAAGTTTAAGTAAACAAATCGGTAGTTTGACTGAACAGCAACGTGCCATCTATAACCGTGGATTAGAACTTAAAGGTTCAATTGACACTTTGATTGCTTTGCAGCAGAAAGAGAAGGAAGATTTGGCTTCTTCGGAGACAGCCAAGCTCACTTTGCCAGCTGGAGTGAAACCCGTGATTAATGAAGCCCCTGCCCCGGTCATTGAAAATGTTCCTCAAGTCAGTCCTAGTGTAGATAAAGAACCTGTGACCTTGGAGGTTAAATAGTTATGGCCGGATCAATTTTAGGTGCCGATCAAGTTGCCCGGATAAACACGGCTTATCCTCGTCTTTTGAGACATATTGGAGAATTGGTGTCTGTAGATAATTCACCATATGGATTGATGAAAGTTCATTTCCTTACGGAGTTTTTAGACACGACAGAATTGGCTTCCATTTTTATGGGATTGTCCTTTTTAGCACCAGCTGAGAAAAGAGCTTTAGTAAGGGCTGCAATATTTGATGTTCTTCGGAAAGATGATAGACACTTCTATTCACTAGATAATGGGACTTCTTCAGGATACCAGACACATGGTGCAGTTACATCTTCAGTTCCTTTAAAGACATTTACACCCCCTCAGTTTAATTTGAATGTAACGACAGTGGAAGCTTTAAAAGAAGAGAAAGCTCCAGCTGAAGATCCTCTCGATAGACCTGTTCCTTCTGTTCTCAAAAAAGTACAAGACCTACGAGATGATGCAAAAGAAAAACATAGTATCGCTCAGGCTGAAAGAGAAGCTGTAGTTGCAGAAATTCGTAAACCTGAAGAATCAACAAAAGAAGTAACAGGTTTTAAAGCCGACGAAGTGGCCTAATATGCCTTTCGAGAAGGGGCGCATTAAGACTGGAGGAAGAACAAAAGGAGAGTCGTTAAGACGATCTCCTCGGTTCATTGATCAACTTCAGAGATACGGTTTAAATACAGCAAAAGAATTAGCACATGGATTAATGGCATTACCACCTGCTTCACGGTTTGATGCTATCCGTCAACTACTTCCATATTTAATTCCAAAGCTTAAAGAAATTGATCCACCTGTTCTCAATCAACCAGATTCTCAAACTCCCATTTCAACAGATGATTTATTGGAGGCCTTAAATGGCGGAAAAGAAAAACCTCATAAACGATCCAAAGATCATTTACCAGCTGTGGAAGAGGGGCGTATTAATATGGAAGCTCCGTCCGGTACAGAAAACAATTTATCGGACTTGGATCAACAGCAAGAAAACCACTAAGAAACTTGTTTGCGTTGCTTCTCGTCGTTTAGGAAAGAGCACTCTTGGTTTCGTAGCCTGTGTTGAAGAAGCCATAAAAACACCAGGTTCTAATATTCTTTTTATTACACCGGTTATTAAGAACGTAGATCGGTATGTTTCAGAGATTGCAAATCAAGTTTTATTTGATTGCCCTGTTTCTCTACGTCCTGTTTATTTGCCACAGAAGTCCATGTATGTATTTCCTAATGGATCACAAATTTTTTGCGTTGGTAGTTCGAATCAGTCCTATGAAAATTTACGCGGAATTCGCGTTAACTTAGCTGTAATCGACGAGGCTCAACGCATGGAAGACTTGGAAATTATTGTCGATGAGATTGTGATTCCAAGTATGTTAGATTCAAATGGATTTCTTTTAATGTTTGGTACGGTGCCCCGTCAGCCGAATCATCCTTTTGTCCGACGGTATGTCAGAGATGCAAAGATAACTAAGTCATATGCGGAGTTTGATATTTATTCTGCTGGATATTCTCCAGAACGTATAGAATCTTTTAAGAGAGAAGTTTCAAAAGAAGCTTTTGAAAGAGAATTTGAATGTAAGTTTAATTCAGATCGACGCTTCAATGTTACGCCTAATTTCTCAGAGAAATATGTTAAGTCAATGCCAAGAAATGATTATTTTCCATTTCTAACATCCTATACGGGAATGGATATTGGTGGAGCACTTGACCAGACGCATATTCTTTTTGCGTATTATGACAGTGTTATTAAAAAATTAATTGTTAGTAGTGAGTCTGTTTGGGCGGCTCAAGAAAGTCGCGTTGATCGAATTGCTAAAGCTGTTAAAGAAAAAGAACGATTAATGTCTCGTAAGATTCTTAGAGTCTCTGATACAAATAATTTTATTTTAGTTAAAGAGCTACAAGAGAAACATAAACTTGTTTTTACACCGGTTAAGAAAGCTCCGGGAAGTTTAGAAGCACAACTTGAAATTTTAAATATTTGGATTGAGAATGATCGTATTATTGTTGATCCAAGTTGTAAAATTCTCATTCAAGAATTAAAATTTGGAAGCTGGAATAAAACAAGAACTGATCTTGATCGTAATGAAGGAAGTCATTGTGATGGTTTAGTTGCTCTCGCTTATTTATTAACCATTGTTAATGAACGGCATAGTATTAAAGCAACAGAATCAGAAAGCGGAGTGTTTATACCACCTCCAAAAGATCCGTTGAATTTGAATACTAAGAAAAATAAAAAAAGACTTGAAAGAGCGTTTGATGAAATTTTTGAATTTAAAGACGTTACCAGTGATATCTGGAAAAAGGAAATTGACTAATGGCTGATAATCTAACTAATGATGATCCAGTTCAAGATCTAACTGATGAAGCAGGAAAAAATGATTTAGATCAGATTTCTACTGGCCCTATCTGTATTTCTTGTCCAGAGATCAAAGAATCTATGAATCCAGATCCTGAAGCAATTAAAGCGTATTGCTTCCAGATCGAAAAAGATATCATTGATACTTTATCTGCTGAAATGGTAAAGCGAGAAGCATGGCGACGTTTATATGAAATGCTTTGGTGGAATTTATACAGTCTTTATATGTGTGGGAATCGTACAAGCACAACTCCTACACGGTCTAAAATTTATGTACCGATTGCATTTCAATTGGTTGAAATTGCAACACCAAAACTTATTTCTTTTATGTCAACAAATGATTCGTTGTTTGATGTACAGCCGCAAGATATAAAAGATCAAGCTATTGCGGATAATATTAAAAATTTAATTACAGATCAACTTGAAAAGAATAAATTTAGTCATACTTATGAAAGTTTTGTAAAACAGCTTTTACTTTATGGAACATCTTATTTTTATGTAGATTATAAAGTAAAATGGGATTGGGTTTGGGAAAGAGTTCCTAAAAAGACAACGACAGTTGATGAGTTTGGGATAAACACAACCACTATTGATTATGTTAATCAAAAATCTTATAAAATTACAGAGCGTCGCCCTAATTTAACTTGGTTAGACATTTTAGATGTCTTTCCACAACAGGATCATCCCACTGTTGAAGATCAGTATCCCGGTGTTTGTATTCGTCGATTTATGGATCGAAAAGAATTTGAAAGAAAATGTGAAGGGCCACAGCCTTACTTTGGAAATAAAGAAGCTGCTCTTGCAACAGGGACTTCAAATAAATTTCAGCAATCACGTCAATTTCGTAAAGTAGCTCGTGGAGAAATCTCTACTGTTCAATCCACAGACGTAGAACTTCTTGAGTGGTGGATGAAATATGATTTAGATGGAGATGGTATTGATGAAGAATGTCAGATTATTATTTGTAATCGTACTGTTGTTGTTCGCGCTGTTTCAAATCCATATTATCATCAAAAACGCCCCCTTATTAAAGTATGCTTTTGTAAAGTCCCTGGAGAGTGGTACGGTATTGGATTAATTGAACCGGTTGTTTCTTTGATTAATCAATTAACAACAATTCGTAGACAACGGTTAGATAATATTACTTTAATTTTAAATCGTATGTGGAAAGTTAAATCCACAGCTGATATTGATCCAACAAAATTAGTAGCCTCTCCAAACGGAATAATTTTAGTGGATGATATGGGTGATGTAATGCCCCTTGATATTCCAGATGTTACATCAAGCTCTTATCAAGATGCTAATCAAATTTTAAGCGACATATTTTCGGCGACAGTTCCTCAATCCTTAACCGGATCAATTGATGATATGAAAGGAACTGGATCAATTGGTGTGGGTGCTGTTCGAGCGAATATTTCTCAGGCTTTAGAGAAGTTTGCAACAGCTGCAAAAGCTATTGAAGATGATGGTATAAAACCAATCCTCAATATGTTTTATAGTTTAGATTTACAATATCTAAATACTGATGAAATTATCCGAGCATTTTATGGTAAGCTTTTTCCTGATCCATCTGTTGTAACACCTGAAATGATCCGAGCAAATGTAACATTCAAAATGACCGTTCTTTCGGAAATGGTTAACACAGATGTTAAGGTTGCTCAAAGCCAGGCTTTTTTTACGTTAGGTGTTTCACAATTTACACCAAACACAAATCAAATTATTTTAAAGAGAATTTGGGGACTCATGGGGAATGATGAAGATGACATTTCTGTGAATGGTGCATCTCAAGCAAATACAGGTGGAGAAATCCCACTTGGACAATTATTTGGACAACCGCCAGTTGCTCCAGTGGCACCCGCTTTACCGGCTTTACCGGCAGGAACACCAACGACCGGGAATCCCGGTACTCCGCCGATTCCACCACCTTCTGCGGCACAAGGTGCAACGATCTTAAAGCAAGCAATGGCTGGACAATATGCTCCGACATTAAAGGGCGTAAGACCGTTGCCATTAAATTTAGGAAGTGAATAATTTATGCCATATGAAATTCGTAAGAGTGGATCACAATGGGAAGTCATAAATAAAGATACCAAACAATCAAAAGGTAAGAGTGTATCTTTAGAAATGGCTAAAAAGCATTTAAAGGCTTTATATGCCCATGAAGGCTTACAAAAAGGTTTACAGAAATATTAAAAATGGTCTTGGAGGGCCAAATTTATGATACCAACTGAAATAGTTAGAAATGAGCGTGGTGCAGATGTATGTCACCGAATTGTAGAAGTTGCTGTAGAAAATGTAACAGGCGATGCTTCAAAAGGTTTTCATTATGTTAAAGCCTATTGCAATCAACCTGTTATTTTAAATATTTCAGAAAACCAAAAGATGTGTCCAAAATGTGACAAGATTCCTCCAGTTGGAAATGTTCACCCCCGTGTTACAAATGCAGCCGGTGTAAAACTTACTCCAAAAGAACTAGCAGAATGTGGAGTTACTGAAGATACTTCTTTAATCAAAGTAGAATCAATTAAAGTTACAAAGAAAAGTAAAGAAAAGAAACCTGTGGAGGGTAAAGTGAAAAAGGTTAATAAAGACGAGATTAATTTGTCATTTACATTAGATTCTTTAGAAGGTGATACAGATGTTGCAAGTTACCTTATAAAAGCCACAATTAATGCAATGGATAATTTACCAACTCCAACTCTTGCGGAAAGTAAACGACTTATTAAACTACAAGAGCGTCTGCAAAAGCTATTGGAGGTTTAATCATGGATTATCAGGCGGAATTAAAGAAATACGGAGATGAAATTTTACCGGAAGAAAAAGCAGAATTGGAGAAGCTTTCTGAACTCCAAAAAGATATGGCTATTGGTGGTAGTGCTGAAGATTTTGTTCGGCATCCTTTTTTTAAGACGTTTGAAAATCATATGAATGATGTCATTAATGATTCAAAAGGTGTTATGGCAAAACTTTTAGCAACACCAAATGTTATGCTTGCAGATTTACAAGCTCACCAAGCTGGAATTAATGCAATTAAAGAACTTAAGCAATGGATTAATACAAAAGTTATTGCAAAAAGAATCGCTGCACAAGCTATTGAAATGTATGAACATGAAACAGAAGATTTAAACACAAAGATTCAAGAAGCAATAGATAAAGCAAACGAATAAACCAGTTGGAGGATTTTCCAACGCCCCCCTCACTTCAAGTGAACAAGGGACAAGCAAATAAGGAGAATAAAAATGGAATCACAAGTTAGTCCGAATACAATTCAAGAAAGAGCAGAAGCTGTTGAATCAACACTTGCCGCCGAAAAAGTAGCGGCTGAAAAAGCTGCAGCTGATAAATTAATAGCCGATAAACCAGTTGAGCAAACTCATGTTGATCCTGAAAAAATAGCTGCAGATAAAACTGTAGTGGATGCTCAAAAATCAGCGGTTAAACCCGCCGATAAAGTTGAGATTGCAAAAGCCCCAAATGATCCGATTGAGCTTCGTAAATGGGCCACTAAAGCATCACAAGAAAATGCTGCTTTACGTGATGAGATGAAAGCTCTTAAAGCTGCCATCGAAAAGTTATCCAAGAAGCCTATTGATTATAAAGAACTTGCAAAAAATCCAGAAGCTATTCAGAAACAAATTGAACTTGAACGTCAAGAAGCAATTGCTGAAATGCAAGAACAACTTCAAGAAAAAACAACTCTCGCTGTAACTAATGAAACGGTTGTTGAGCGAATGAAACGTGAACAAGATATTGAGCATTATCCTGAATGGAAGAGACTCTTTCCAATCATTCAGAATTTAGCTGCAAACACTGATGGACGAATTAACTTTAATCAAGCTCCAGGATTAGTTCTTGATGCCATGTATGAATTGGCTTTACAGATGGCTCCATCTCAAATTGCACCAGTAGTTCCCCAGAAAGTAGAACAAGTTGTTCCAGTTATACCGACAAAGACACCTGAAGAGATTGCTGCACTTGAAGCTGCTGCTGAAAAACGTGGCTTTGAAAAAGCTCAAGAGGCTCTTCGCAATGAACAAAATGGTGCTGGAATTGGTAGTACAGGAAAAGGTGGAAAACGATCAAGTGGTGTGAGCAAAGAAGCATTACAAACAATGCCTCTTAAAGAATTGAAAAGTCTTATTTCTAAAGAATAAATTTACAAAAAAGAAACTGGCTCTCTTGAAACTATGATAAGTTTAATGTCAAATAAACTTTTCATTAAAAACCAGTAAAATTTAGCAGAGTAGAGCATCGGTAGCTCGCAAGGCCCATAACCTTGAGGTAGGTGGTTCAACTCCATCCTCTGCACCCATTTATAGATAGTTTACAGTTCTAATGGTACTATAAACTATGAAAATTAATTTAATGAACAATACCCTCAGAAATAAAAAGTATGGACAAGCTTAAAACGCCCCAGAAATTTATCGATGAATAAGGTTAGAGCGACGGTTCAAATAAACAGACAAGCGAAAGCCCTGTGTAAAAGTTCCCGTCAATCAGCAATGCGTCGTACTTCGTTACGATTCATAACTCTAACAGTATAGGTACAAATCTATGGCTCTTAATCCGAACCTCACTAGCACTAGCGGCTTAAATGACGCTTCTGCTATTTATTATGATCGAGTTCTTCTTGAATTCCTTCAAT